CTGCAAAAGGACATTGAGCGCCTAACCAAAGAGCGAGATTCGCTCGCCAAGGACCGCGAAAATGCGCAAACCCGGCTACTTGAAGAGCATAGTGTGGCGCTTTCTGGAATGAAAACCACGCTTGACCTTTTGGTGGAGCGCACAAAGGATATGCCTGATATATCCAAGCGCGTTACCCGCCTTGAATCATGGAAAGCTTTCATCGGCGGGATTGCCGCCGCGTTTACAATGATCGGCGGAATGGTTGGTTTTATCGTCGGTGCCCTCGTGAGGCTAAAGTAATGCTCGAATCCTACAATCCAGAGATCGCTGAAGAAATCCTGGTGCGCATGAGGTGCGGTGAGAGCGTTCGCTCGATCTGTTCTGACCCAGAGCATCCCGAGTTCCCGTGTCGCAAGACCGTGGAGCGCTGGGCTGCGCGCGATACGGAAGGATTTGCAGATCGGTATGCCCGTGCTTACTTAGCCGGTGTTCAGTCGAGAATTGAGAGTGCCTCCGATATAGCCGAAGAGCTTCCTACGTTCAAGGATGCTGATGGTGTCACGCGCATCGATGCGGCGGGAATCCAGCGCAATAAACTGCGCTGCGAACAGGCGCGCTGGGATGCTTCGCGTTTGCTGCGCGGTGGAGGAAAGATTCATAAACTGCTTGATTATGGCGACAAGACTGAGATAAGCGGCGAGATGGGCATTAGGACGGTGATGGTCGCCAATCCGGTCAAGGATGCAACGCCGAGGCCTGAGTCCAAACCAGACTTCGAGTCGTAACATGGCGCACCCTGCAGTAGTAGACGGCGTGTTGGATGTATCGAAGCTATGGGATCCCACCGCCAAGAACAAGATCATCCGGCAGTCCACCGCGCACAACCGGCTGCGCGTGGGCGGCACGGGTTCAAGCAAAAGCTCAGACGCGATGATGGAGATCGTAACCGATTTCCTCTTGCGCTTCCCTGGCTGCTTTGCGCTGATCCTGCGTACCACAATGCCAGAGCTTGAGCGCTCGAACATCCCAAACTTCCGCTCATACGTTCCGAGCGATCTCTATACGTGGAACGATACAAAGCACATAGCGACGTTTTACAACGGATCGAAGCTGTTTTTCAGCCACATGCAGTACTTCACCTGGAAAGAAATGGAAGCATACCAGTCTTCCAGCTTCCCGGTGATCTTCCTTGATGAGTGCGGCGGAATCCCAATGGCCGTGTGGGACTTCTTCCAGGCCCGCAACCGCGTCAACCCTGAGTGCCAGCCCGACGCCAATGGTGAATATCCGATTCCCTGTACGCTGGGCGCCACGAACCCCATCGGAGCGTACTGGGGCGAGTACAACGACCGATTCGTGCTCAAGAAGCCGGACGGGTTGCCAGAGGGCAGCAAAACAGACCGCCATGGGCGCATCTGGTCGCCTGTGCGTGGCGCAGCGTCCAATCCGCATGAGTCGGCAGACTGGCGCCTTGAGTATGACCCCTTCGAGTGGGATTACGTCCACAGCACCATCATGGACAATCCGCACATGCTGGCGAAAGATCCCGGCATTGTCGCGCGCCTGAACGCCATGCCAAAGGAGCTGCGCCAAAAGCTGCTTGATGGCAAGCTAGACACGATGGTAGGCCAGTACTTCGACTGCTTTGACCCCAACTTCGACGTTATCAACCTGCGCGAAGACCCAGACGCGATCATCTGGCAGTATTGGCAACCTCGTTGGCTTGGCTGGGACTGGGGGAGATTGCACTGGAATTCAGTTGTCTGGCTCACTAAAGCTCTGGTGCGCCGCGCCGGGGGCGAGTACAGACTCAAGACGGTTCAGTACCGCGAGTATGTGGACCGTGGACGCGATTATGTCGAAATGGCGCAGATTGTCGCCAAGATGACGCGCCTGGGGTTGCCTGGCGCCACGGATGAGGATCGAGCGCAGAAGCGCGGATGTGACTACCGCGCGGCCTACTTCAGCCACGAGAAGTTTGCGAAGCAGATGGAAGCGGAGAGTCCGGCCGCCAAGCTCAGCAAGTACATGATGGATCTCGGCTTGGCAGGCATGACGCGGGCGACAACTGACCGTGTGGGCCGCGCAACGCTGCTCTACCATCTATTCAAGGTGCGCGAGTTCGTGATTCTGGACACCTGCCCGGAGACAATCAAGGCGCTCCCGCAATGCACCCGCGACGAGGACAACCTAGAAGACGTGCTCAAGGTCGAAACCAAGGGCGACGACGTTTACGACTCGGTTGCGCTGGGCCTGTTCGGCGAGTTGGGCGCGCGTCCTAAGCCGCAGGAAGAGAAAGATCGCGAGAAAGTTGAATCGCAGGCCGACGAACGTGCTAAGTTTCTTATGAGGTACAAGCTCACGCAGGAGCGCGACCAACGCGAGGCGCGGTTCGAGGAAAGACCACCGGAGAACTGGGAATGAGGACGGATGAGATGCAGTTGATATGGGCTATGCTGGTCGGGAGTGCAATAGGTTTGTTGCTAGGAGTGATTGCGGTAAAACTACTGCAATACTTTGAGTTTCATGGATAACCGTGGATGGGTGAAATGTATGCACGCAGGGGCTCATCTTTTGTCAGCGCATCTTCGTAGCGGTCAGCCGGTAGACCTCGGAGACTTGCAGGCAGTGCGTATACTTGACCAGATGTGCGATGAATTAAGAGGAGACTGTTTCCCTATGGGCGTAGGAAGTTCGGTTTCTGGTCAAAAAACAAGTGGTGGTTATTTTTCCCCGCCGGAGAATTTGGAATGACTGAATCGCAGCGCATCGTGCGGGAAGCCCCCAGTATGGTAGAACTGAGGCGTATTGATCGTGAAGTTGAAGAGCGATTTCAAAGGTATTTGGAATCTGATTTGGTAGAGATTACGATCAAGCTACCTAGGCCAATCATCAAAACGGTCACAGAAGATGCAGGATACAGCAATTCAACTCCAGCGCAGATAATTGCTAGAATGCTCAGCAAAGAAATAGGCCGGAGATGGTGATGACCGAAAGTCAGCGCATCGTACTGAACTGGCGTGCCAAGCTCAAAGCTATGGGCTGGCCGGAAGAAGCTATCGCGGAGATCGTCAAGGGCCTGTGCGAGGCGGGTTACCGGGCTTGCATCGAAGAGATTCAGGATCGGCAGACGCATAATGAGCGGATCATCGCCAGTGCGCAACAAGGCGAGGGGGTGCAGAATTGACCCTTGATCAAGCGAAACAGAAAAGCATAGAAATGTGGGGAAAATCTGGATTTGCATGGATTACAGATTACAAATCATTAGGCGGAGGTATAGTGTACTCCGTTGGCGTTATGGCACCCGTTGAAGGTGGGTTTTTGTTGGGAATTGGAAATAGCTGGGAAGAAGCATTTGAGACAGCTTCAGTCAAAATTCCAAATGAGGTAAGTAAATGACCCTCCGCGAACTCTTCATCGACTGGCTCACGGCCTCGCGGTTCATCAAATCGCTTGAGGCGCGCATTATCGAGCAGCGCATGGATTACACCGAGCGCCTATCAGAAAAAGACAATCAAATCAAGCAGTTGCGCGTTGAACTTGCAGGAGCGAAACTCGAATGCGATAGAATGCGTGCAGTGCTGATGCCGTTCGGATCGTCGGCGGGCGCGGCGTTCGCGCAGCAGTACCAGACCGGCAACAAGCCGCCCGTGGTCCCTGCGTTCGAAGGGCCAGACGACTGGCAAGCGGAACTCAACAAGATCTACGAGAAGGAGCAGAGCGATGGCGTTTCAGAGCAGCGACGGGAAGAAGTTCAGCAACCGGCCTCCGATGATGCAGCATAACCGTTCCATGGCAGCCAAGGGCGGTGGTGGCGCGGGCCTGATGGGCCGCAGCGATCCTCTCCAGCAGCCTGGGCAGGATGGCGGCGGCGCAGACGAGCCTGAACCCGGCGATATGCCCCTTCACACCGAGCATCACGCGGAGGGCCATCACACAACCACGCATGAGTCTGGCAAGGAACACGACAGCCAGAACCTCGACGAGCTGAAGCAGCACCTGGACAAGTTCCTGGGCGAAGAGAAGCAGGAACCGTCCGAGCAGGGTGAGCCGGAATATGAGTAATCTCCGCGAGCGCTGCAAACATGAACGCTACGGCCTTCTCGATCTGATTTTCGAGCTAGAAGAGCGGCTTGAACGGATAGACGATCGCTTTGAACGCCTGCTAGAAGCGCTTGGCAAGACACGAATCACAGGCTTTACCGTCAAGCTCCAAGGAGACAACATGCTTTCGATCATCCCCGGCAATTCCCCGGTATTCACCGCAACGCCCGTTCCTGCAACCTCCGCGCCTTCGACCCCGCCCACCTGGGAGAGTTCGGACACGGTCAACGCGCCCGTCACCGTCGATTCCACCGGCCTTGTTGCGACCGTGGAGATTCCCACAACCGCAGTCGTCGGCACCGGCTTCACGCTGACCGTAAGCTACACCAACGCGGACGGCACCGTCGCCACCGGCACGACCTCGCAGACCATCGTGGCCGCGCCCAGCCCGGACATTACCAGCTTCACCATTGCGCAGACCGTCTAGGAGGCGCTGTGTACGGTACCAAAAAAGTAGACCTTGGCAAGCGTGGCTCCTTCCATATCAAAGAAGGGGCCATGACTGCTGCTGCGAAGCGTGAAGGCGTGAGCAATAGCGCGTATGAAGCCGAGCACAAGGGCGACTCTGGAACGGCCGGCAAGCGTGCGCGCTTGGCCATCACAATGTCGAAATGGGCAAAGCACTGATGGAATTCGAGCAGCAGAAGCCGATCACGGATGAATACCGGCGCGGGTGGGAGCGCATCTACACGCAGCAGGAAGCGCGCAAAGCGCAGCGCGGCACCAGCGTTGACACGTATCTGAATGGCTGCCCAATCCTGAGCGAAGGCCCGCAGAAAGACGATCTCTAATGCCGTTCGTTTCCAAAGCGCAGCGCGGATACTTTGAGGCCAATCGCGGCAAGCTTGAACGCCAGGGCGTGAACGTGGGCGAATGGGAAGCAGCCAGCAAAGGTAAGGAGCTTCCGGAGCGCGCGAAGAAACAGGACGTAACGCAGATGCGCAAACCGCTGAAAGGTTAGAATGGCTGACTCATTTAAAGACGCCTACATTATGGCTGACTCGAACGACAACCGAACTTCAGAGAATGAAGTCAAGTGCTGTCCAGTGTGCAGTGGTTCTGGGGTTATCCTTACTGATTTTGGTGACGATTACGATGATGCAGAATGCCCAGAATGTGACGGGAAAGGTTGTGTAAATGACTGACGACAACCGCACAGGTGCGCCGATCCTCGACGAAGAGGATCAGGAACTTGACGAGTTCGACCCGGTCAGCCTTCCGATCGGCACGTTTGCCGCGTTCGACGTAAGCGACGAGCCGCTCTGGACCGACAAGGACAGTGAGCACCAGATCACGCAAGACCAGAAGAACGCGATCAAGGCGATGGTCCAAGCTGCCGCGCAGGCCGACTCAGTGCCGCACCGCATTGAGATTCAGGGCGCATGGATGCTTGAGTTGCTTGACCGCGGACTACAGCGGATGCGCACGACCAGCGGCGGCGGATGGGAACCATTCTACGGCAGCCGCACATCGTCCATGGGCATGTATGGCGCGCAGCAGTCGGGCGGATACTACGACACCAACGTCATCGGCGAGAAGAACGACACTATCACCTCGCTGCTCTCCTGCGAAATTGCCAGTTCGACATTCTATCCGGAGAAGCCGGGTGACCCGGATGATGAGGTTTATGCGCAGCAGGCCAACTGCCTAAAGCACTTCTGCGCCGAAGAAAACAACTATGGCGAGCTCCAGGCTGAGGTTGGGCGCTACGCTTGCACCGATGAGACTTCCATCGGATATACCCGGCCCGTGGCCGACGCGCAGCGCTGGGGCTACGAGGATCAGGCTCCAGATGTTGTGCCAGAGACAGGAGACGGTGAAGATCCCGATGCCAAGAATGCAGCGCAGTCCAAGCGTCCCAAGATTCGCACCCTCACCAACATTTACGGCAAGCTCTCGCGCAAGGTTCCGCTGCTTTCAAAGTCCAAAGCTGAATGGGCATATGCGATGCTGGCACATGAGATCGATATTTCTATCGCCAAGGCGAAATGTCCGTGGGTGGCGAAGCAGATCACCGCGGGCGACATGGACATCGCGGAACTGAAGCTCGACCGCCTGGCGCGCCAATCCGTGCAGATGGCGATGCAGTCGCAGTATGCCACCGGTGACAGCCTTATGCGCGACGTGACTGAAACGTATGTCTGGTTCCGGCCGAGCTTCTATATGGACGACTCGTGCCCCAAGGATCAGCGCTCATGGTTCTGGACCAACTTTCCCAAGGGAATGCTGGCGGCCTACGAATCCGACGTATTGTCCTGGGCGCGCAATGAATCCATGGACGAAGTTCTGACTGAGTTCCACGCACGCAGCGGGAATGGCCAGAACCGCCGCGCGCTTACCGAGAGCTTCGCCGGGCCTCAAATGCGCTTGAATGTGCTGGTTGACCTGCGGGATGAGTTCTGCCGTAAGTCCATTACCCGCGTCGGGCTCGACTCCGCAGTTTGGAATGTGGACAAGATGCGCTCATCGAGCGTGCGCGCCGGCGTCTATGAGCCGTTCTTGATGCCGGTCGGCCAACGGCCAGCGCAAGATACTGTAATCGAGATCCCCGGAACACAAGGCACCCCAGACATTACCGCGTTCATCGACTGGATCAGCGGGCCGCTCGCCGAGCAACTTACCCATGCGCAGCAGTCCATGAGCGGCAGCGGCGACCCAAACGACCCGCAGCAGACGGCTACCGAGTACAACCGCAAGGACAAGAACGCGAAATCCAGCTTTGGCGAATGCTGGCGCAATATCCTGCGCGGGTTTGCCAACATCAACACGCAATCCGCCGCGTGGAATGCGCGCGTGCAGCCGCCAAGCGCAAAGTTCGATTCCAACTTCCCCGGCATGGGCCGCGTTACCGCAGAGATCGGCAAGATGAAGACTGGAGCCGGGGTGGCGCGCTCCGATGGCATGAGCGATTCGCCTGAATCCTGGGCTGACCGGCAGGCTGCATGGGAAAAGGCAATGAGCGACCCTGACCCCGCCATGGCCTCAATCAAGAGCGATCCACAGAACATGGCGGCCGCCAAACGCTTCATGCCACCTGGGATGGTTCTGCCGGGCGTGGACGCGGTGGACAAGCAACAGGCAGAGTTCGATATTTTGCTCAAGACTGCGCCGATGGACAATCCGCAGTTTGCCAAGATTCAGCAACTTGTGCAGCAGGGAACTTTCGCGCTCCAGCAGGTTGCGGCTACCGGCCAGGAACCCGATCCGAAGCAGGTCCAAGCGCTCCAGCAGGGTCAGCAGGTGATGCAGCAGATCCCGCCCATGATCTCTAGCGTTCCGGTGCGCGGTGACGGCAGCGAAAACGATGCAGTCGAGGCGCTGATTTGCCTGCGCATGATGAACTCGGCTGAAGGGCGGCGGCTGGC